CGTCAGTTCCCTGGTTGTTTTGGGGCGATATGCTACCGAAGCTGATGGAAGCACCAGTAGACAAATTGCCGCTGATGTACTGTAAGAAGTTAGAGAACTGAAACTGATAGTCGGTACCATCGCGCACCATAATGCCCACATCGTTGCCCGTTACTGCGGGGGCGTATGTGAGGTCTGTGATTTTTTTATCCATAGCCATTAATTAAAGTGTATAGTGAAGCGTTGAAATCTTCTGAAGGATAATTCTGATCGGTCTTATCTACGGCGCGAATTCGCGGACCGGGCTGGCGTGCGGTTTTGTTTCGCTCATCAAATTGCCATAGCGGATAGTCGGATTGATTATCCCACAAAAACTTTTCTATTTCATTTACATGGGCGTTGGCTATGCTGCGGTATTGTTGCACCAATTTTACAATATCAGTTAACGGAATGGCCTGTGCATTATCATGGCTTTTTAAAACCGGGCCTGTACTCGAGTACCGTACAGCATCAGCTTCCACAAAGCGGGCAAGCGTAAAGTATACCAGCGCCGGTGCCACGCCTTCGTAAATAATGTTATGTCCGTTTCTGTCGGTGTATTCGCAGCCGGTTAATAGCCGGGTATAAATTTCGGGCGCGTCATTTTTTAGTGATCCGTCAGGATTACAGTTTTTAATCAGATCATAATAAAAGGCGTAGCCCAGAAATAACTTCAGATCAAGCTCCTGTGCTTTTTTGATGAATACGTTCAGACGCTCGAGTTTTACGTTGATGGAAATATCTTCATACTGTTGAAATGTGGCCTGGTTTATTAAATAAGTTTGGCTCATCGTTAATTGGTTTTTTGAGTTAATACCATGGCTTCTGCATCAGCGCATTTTAAGCCGTAGGCATAAATGAGAATGGCAACTTTATTGTTATCAGGCAGGGCAGACAGTAGTAAATCGTTCAGATCCTTGCCCGCAAGCAGGCCAATGTTGTCATCGGCAATGTCACTTGGCATTGGTGTGATAGTCCAGTTATTAGTTGGATTTATCGCCATATAATAATTGCTGAACAGTTCTGCAAAGGCCTCGCCAAGGTCTAACCGGTCGCCTGCTGTATTATCGTTAAACTCGCGGATGGCTTGTTTCTTTTCGCTGCCATTGCTTAAGCCCGATGCTTTTTCGGCATTTACCAGTTCTTTCGGAACGGAGAATCCTTTAATGATCCGTGCTTCTACAGATCGCTCTGTGGTTTCAAAAAGCTTGTCGTTGTTTTGGATCGAATAAGGTTGAAATTCGGGTTTCGAACTTTCGTCCTCATATTCAATTACGATAATTTTTTGAGCACTTTTAGCGCCCTGGAACGAGCCGAGATCTTTCTCTAACTGCGATGGCACATTTACATAAGGCGGTTCGCCGGTAATGTTGTTCTGGCTATTGTCTGCTTCCTCGCGTCGTGATTGCATGAACAACATAGTTGATGGCAAAAAGCCCGTGGTTACTTCGCGGTTGTTGAAAGTTTTAATCCCGGCTTCGGTTTCAAAATCTTCCCAAACGCTGTCGGCTTCTATCAGCGGATAGTCATCTACTTCGGGGTTAAAATAAAAGAGCTGACCTTTGTATTTGTCCCAGCCTCCGGCTGCTACAACCTGTTCGATAATTACCTCCGGATCAGGATTATATGCATCCAGGAATGTGATTTTGGAGCGCATGATATTTTTCCATGTCTTTTTGCCCCAATCGTTGTAGATGGCATATTTATTTGCCGTCTCAGCACAGTCGGTATCGCCCAGGCGAATGTCTTCGAACTTGATGTAGTTAAGCGAAGCTATTTTGTAATTGGCATTGTAGTTAACATGAATGCCGAAACCTGTAAACAGTGCTTTATCGGTAGCTACCGCTTTTAATAATTTAGCTATGGTTAAGCCTTTTTGGTTAATAATTGTTTTGCCCAGGTCGGGCTGTTCGAAACCGCGGCCGGCTATAAAACGGGCGCGTTTGTTCCAGCAATCTTTTGCCGTTGGCGATGCTGCAACCAGCTCGAGCATGCGCTGCGGGTAGGCATTGTCGCGGTCGTAATTAAGTATACCATAGGTTTGGTTCGGCCTTACAAAAATCCTTCGCTCTATCTGTGGCAGATAAGTTTTCATTTATAAAAAATTAGATAGTGAATAAGAGAGTGAAATACCGCGGCTATAACCAATGAGTATCGGTAAATAGCCGCGGGTGATTTTGTGTTTATTTATCCGTTTTAGGGATGCGCTTAAACAAAGGCCTGATGTGCGGATATTTTTCTAAATACCACTTCGCTTCATCGTCTGTTATATTGCCATTGTGGTGCGTGGCCGAAGCCCCTGGTATAAACTGATGCCTGCCTGGTTTTAAAACATATAGCTTTTTTGAACCCATATTTTGTGTTTTTAAATGAATATTAGCGGCTACATGAATTGTATACCGGGTTAGTTTAGGCCGCTACCAAAGCTTCTAAAGCCGCCAATGTGCTGGCATAACTTGCCGTGCCCGATGTTGGCGCAATGTATACTGCGCGCGGCGGATAAGGTTCGCGGGTTTTATCTGGGTTGGTTAGTTTAAGCTTGTAACCGCCTTCAATAGTTTCGTCGGCTGCACTGCGTTCCGCATCGGTTAAGATGAGGCCGTTTACGGCACCAAACAGTTCGACAGATGAGTCGCTCGATTTGTAGTTGTTGATTACCACGGCACATACGCGGCCATAGCCCATGGCATGTAATTGAGCTTTAACTGCTACCGATAAACCGGCAACGTTAAAGTCAATTTCTTCGGTATAACGAGGGCCTACAGAAGTTTTAACCAGTTTTGATATCGCATTGAAACTATTGTTAGTACCTTCAAACTTGTAGGCTTTAGCCGAACTCACCGCAGTTAGCCCGGTAATGATTAATGGATTGGTAGTATCGTAAGTAAGGGAAATATCATCCTGGTTAAAGATGTAAATCACATCCTCGATACCGGCGGTAATTGGGTCGGCACTGCCCATGGCAAAGCCTGCGCTTATTTTATTGTAAATAGACATTGGTTTTTAGTTGTTAAGTTATTGTGTTATTAGTTATTGAGGATTGATCATCAGGTTACTGGTCAGCGTGTAGGCAATAACTTAGTAACCTAATAACTCAATACCACCTAGGCCGACAGGTAAAATAATTCGTTTGCGAACTTGAAGTTTACGGCAGCTTTCATGCGGGCTTTCATACGTACCACGTTATCGTTGGTGTAAGGCTTCATGTAAACAGTTGATAGTTCTGAGGCATCACCCAGCAGATCTACACCTAAGAAAAGGTTTGAACTGCGTGCGCCTAAAATGGTGTTGGCTTGCCAATGGTTCATCAACTGCAGCGGTAAACCTAAGTAGTCCATCTTTTTCTTGTCGGTAAAGGCGTTGAGCACGTTGGTTGCCTTATTGGCCTGAGCTTGTGCGTAAGCGTAACCTACGTGCAAAGGGATTTGCAGGTTAAAATCATCCTGAATACGATCGGCAGGATCTAACTGAGAGTATACGCCGCTTAATACTGATAGCACATTGCTGGCATTAATGTAGCTAACTGTAGCTACAGTTGCAGTGCCTGAGAAGGAGGCTGCCTTGCGGGTGTTGATCTCGTTATAATTCCTTACCAGTTTAAAAGAAGTACCGCTTAGCACCTGGATAAAGTATGATTGGCCGGCTAGGGCGATGCCGGTGCCATTAGTTGTATCGGTGATACCGCCGGTTACATTGGTAATGGTAGCCACATCGCCATCGGTTAAGGTTGAAGTATCAGACACGGTAACCACACCCGACGCGCTGATTGCAGTAGCAGCCATTGATGTAGCCGATTTGTTTAAGCCTAATTTGTATACGCCGCTTGCTGCCGCGATAGATGGCAACAAGCCAGTAAATGATGAAGTGAAGGCCGCCTCTTTAGTGGCAGATTTACCCAGCCAGTATAGGCGCTCGTTGGCAATCTGGATTTTGGTCATGTAGCGTTGAACCATAAAGTCTGACAGGTCTACCGTGCCTTCATAATCGGCAAAAGCACCGGGGGCCAGCCTTTGGGCTTCCCATGACTGTACCAGTTTGTCCCATTGTTCCTGTTTCATAAACTCGTAAACTACCGGGTCCAGGTAGCTTTCTGTTTGCAAGGCAGTGGTTCCCTGGTCTAAGAACATGCCCGATGGGTCTTGCAGTTTTACATCATCATCTACATCGAGAATGATCTTGCGCGATTTTACATCGTTAATTACGGTAAGCAGTCCGCGTTTTACAGAATCTGCTTCTAATAGTGTGCTGGCCATAAAACCTGCAAGCGCTTCGCCAGCATAGGTATTATTGGTAAAAGTAAATTGAGCCATTTGGTTTTGTATGTTGGTGTTTTGTTGTCAGTTGTCGGTTGTCAGTTGTCTGTAAAAGAAACTCGACAGGAGACAGAGGCTGACTATTGTGAATGTATTGTATGTTTCGTTACCTGTTTTAATGATCAGTGTTCGCTGCAGGAGA